TTATGGCTAACAACGTGACGATCACGAACGCGACCCTGTCGGGCTAATTTGTTAGAATTGTCAACACCGCTAAAACGAGCTGCTTGTGTTTTTAGATCTGATTGTTCTTTTACTGCAGCTGCTCTAAACGCATCGGCAGTTGGCGCACCCCTAGAACCAGGTTTGCGCATGTGCTCACCAGAACCACGTTTAATTCTTTCGCGCTTGGCGTGGATGTTGTCCCACAGCCCACGCTTTTCGTTTAGTTCGTTCTTTAGGGCGAAAAAAGATTTTGGTTCTGCCTTTTCGCGTAGAGCCAAACCGTTCTCAGTTAGTCTGCCTAGCAGCTTTTCGATTTGAGCAGCAAAAAATACCTTTTCCATTTCGCCTGATTCATTCAGGTTGATGGAGTTATTGAACTCAAATACGTTCTCGATAGACTTAGCCATCTTGTCAGCACGATACCACTTTTCTAAACGCTTGTTTTCTACAAGAGGATTGGCTCGCATAGCGTTACGATCGCGGCTAACCTTATTGGTGACCGAAACGTAGACGTAATCTAGGTTATACCCTTCTAGCATTGCAGAAGCGGCAGACATTCTTTCGCTGTCTAATGCGCCGTTGATGACAATATTAACATTGTTTTCAATTAGTTCTTTTGCAGCACCATTCAATAGATGCTCAATCTGTACTTCGGTTAGGTCAAAGCGAGAGAAGATGTTGTTTAGAACATAATCTTTTCCGCTACCTGGACCGCCCATCAAGAAAATACCGATCGGGCTAACTGATTCTAACTGCATACCTTTCTTTACCTTATCGTGCAAATCAGCACCCAGCTTCTTGTCGCTGTAGTGGCTAACAAATTCATCTTTTTTTCCTGATGCGACTAATCCGCGCAACTTTGAAGCCGACATGCCCTCAGAACCTTCTGAGTCTGGGTCGCGGTGTCCTGCGGAAACGACGTTAACTTTCTTAAATTTATAATCTTTGCCGTTGTAATTATTCAGCAACTTATGAAATTCGTCAACACGGTCAGAACCAGCAACCATAGTTACATGCGTATGCCCCTTAGACTCGAGGTGCTTCATCGCATCAATAATAGTTTTGTGATCCCCATCAGTAACGACGTTAGCCTTTGGGAACATCTTCTTCATTGCGTCAGTTTTTTCGGCATGAGAAAGAGGATTCTTTTTCTTATCCTGGGAATGTGTAGCAAAGATGTAATGCTTGCCGCCAGTTTCTTTTGCGTGGTTTTGCACTGCGCTTACAAGTTTGCCGTGACCAGATTCTGTTGGTGGATTAAATCTACCAAAAGTAAATGTTGCGTTACTCATTTTGCTGCCTCTGCTTCTGCCTTTGCTTTCAAGACTGCACCTCTTTCTCTATTAGCCTTACTAAACTCTTGACGGTTGACGATTTTAAGTCCGTTGGCTACAAAGCCTTCTGGTCCAGACTTCTTCTCACCGATGTGGTGTTCAAACTCACCAGCCGCTGTATGATTTAGGTTATTTGCTAAGAGGTTAGTTGCGGTTTGCATGTGGTGATGAATATCAAATGACCGCTTAAATTCTTTCTGATGGTTATCGATATGAGCAAGAGCAGCATCACGAGATGCAGTTTTAGCCGCCTTACCCTTGTCAGACTTTAGTTTATCTATTTCTTTATTGTGTCTAGCAGTTAGATGCGCTTTGTAGCCCTCGATATTTGGGCGATCACCGCTGTCAACGGTAGAGTTGACGTATGTTCTGAGCGTATCTTTATGCCCTTCGAGGTGGTCATATGAATGACCTGACATCAATTTCTTGGCAGCATCTACGTGCTGCATTACTTGTTTCTTGTGTTCTGGCGAAAGAGTTTGCTCTTTCTTCGAAACTAGGTGATTCACCATATGCACATCTGGGTGTGACTTAAATCCAGAAGTATCTGTTATTGGTTCTGCCTTGCCTGTAGGACCAACTAGTCTGGTGTGGATAGTCATGCTGACCTTAGATTTGGCCAGCTTCTTACCCTCTTCTGAATTTTTATCAGCTGAATATGTGAGGGTATTTGGGGTGTGCTTAATTTTTCCACCCTCTTCTTTTCTTGATTCTGGGGTGGACATAAATCCACCCTGATACTCGCCAGGTTCCTTGGGAAGGACTTTACCAGCGTGAGCGAGCAAATGCGACATAGGACCAGCAAGATATGGTTTGTGACCATGTTGCTTGTCAATATCGGCTTGGGAATAGTTGTATGTTGAGCCTGTGCCCTTATACTTTACACCAACACGACCATCATTTTCTCGCTTGACCTGGAACGACATTTTGTCGTCAATTTTACGAGTAATTGGTGTTTTAGTGCTGACGACGCCTTCTAAGGTGCCCAATGCATGATGGGCTTCTTTTTTACCATCAAAGGTACGGTCAGCGACGTGTTCGGTGTGTAAAATTCCAGGAGCATCCGCTTTGGCGGATTCTAGTAATACTGATTCGACAAACAACTTAAACGTAAGCATCTATTACTCCACACTGTGGGATTCTATGCTTTTATTTAGTCATTTTCATCTTCGCTACAGCGTCGGCGAGGGCTTCTTTGACGGGTCTCATTCGCCCAGTTCCAGGGATCGTACAGGTAGAACGTCCTGCTGCAGTCGCTGCGCGGAACTCTTCTGGAGTAAACCATTCAGGCGTAATCTTCATAATCTCAGCAAGCTCGTGCATATTAACTGAGCCTTCGTTGACTAGGTTGTATGGTCCTAGTGGAGCGTCTTCTTCCATAAGATCGCAAGCAACCGAAACCGCTTCATTTAGATCGCTCAGGCTATTTTGACCAGAGTCAATAAGTTTAGCATTATTGGCGTAATTGTAAACCTTAGTCAGATAATTCTTTTTCTCATCTACGCCCGTAAATGGCATACGAATACGGAACACCATCGCGTGGTCTTTCAGGTAAACGTCAGAAACTGCCTTAGACATAGAGTATGTGCTACCGAAGAAATTCGGTTCAGCATATGAGCCTTGGATATCACCAGTATAGATGCATCCGCTAGAGAAGTGGGCTAACTTGATTCCAGTTCCCTCGAGAGCTTTAGAAAGCAAAACTGGAAAGACGGCATTTCCGATGATGGTGTTTTCCTTGTCTAGTTCACAAGCGTCAACATTAGGTGAGCCAGTAACTCCAGCGCAATTTACAACCCAATCTAGATCGCCTTTCTTAATTAGACCGAACACATCATGATGGATGCAAATAGAAACCTCATGCCCACGTCTGTTTAGTTCTGCAAGAACCTTGATTCCAGTCCAACCGCGACCAACAACTAAAAATCGCATATTATACTCCCTTCACAATTTTAGAAAGATACTTGCCATAATCAGACTTCTTATACTTTTCGGCAGCCACCTCTACATCGCGCGCAGTAATCCAAGAATTGCGATATGCAATTTCTTCTGGGCAAGCAATCATCGTCCCAGTTCGACGTTGGATAGTGCCAACAAAATTAGAAGCCTCAGACAAAGACTCAAACGTACCTGTATCAATCCATGCTACGCCACGATTTAAGAATTCAACATGGACGTTCTTATTGCGTAGATAGATGTTGTTGATATCAGTAATCTCAAGTTCACCACGAGCCGATGGCTTGATAGCATGACTGTAATCTACAACATCGTTGTCGTAGAAGTACAATCCAGTCACAGCATAATTTGATGGTGCAACGGTTGGCTTCTCGTGAATGGCGATAGGAAAACGGTCCTTATCTAATTCAAGAACGCCAAATCGCTCAGGATCTGATACATGGTATGCAAATAAAGTACATCCATCATTACCCTGGGCATGACCGAAGCGACTGATTAGATCGTTACCGTAAAAAATATTGTCACCAAGAATCAAAGCAACGTCACTACTCTTGATCCACTTCTCAGCAATGCGGAAGCATTCAGCGATACCTTTCGGCTCAAACTGAATGGCATAGGAGATTGACAGACCCCACTGAGAACCATCGCCGATTAGTTTTTGAAACGCTTCGTTGTCGTTTGGCGAAGTGATAATCATAATTTCTCTGATGCCTGCAAGCATTAGAGTAGTTAGGGGATAGTATACAAGTGGCTTGTCGTATACTGGTAACAACTGCTTCGAAGTTACCTGTGTGCAAGGATACAGGCGTGTGCCCATACCGCCAGAAAGAATAATACCTTTACGCATTTTCGTACCACCTCAAAGTTTTTTCCAAACCAGTAATAAGAGTATGACGAGGCATCCAACCAAATTGCTTGGTCAGTTTACTATAATCCATCGCATAACGTAGATCGTGTCCAGGGCGATCGTCGACATATTTAAACCATCTATCGCTAATCGGTTTCCCCATAATATCTAGGATAGTTACAGCCATCTGATAGTTGGTCATTTCTACACCACCACCGATGTTGTATCTGTCATCAGAAGGATTTTGTTCACCGATTGCTAGCAACGCTTCGCAGTGGTCTTCGACGTACAACCAATCACGGATGTTTGTTCCAGTGCCATACAAAGGAATCGGCTTCCTATTGAGGATATGATTGATTACTGTCGGGATAAACTTTTCTGAGTGCTGTCGCGGACCATAATTGTTCGAGCAGTTAGTCACTACAGCATTAATTTTGTGAGTATTGATATAGGAACGGACAAGATGGTCAGAAGCAGCCTTAGTCGCAGAGTACGGATTGCGAGGATTGTATGGCGTATCTTCTGTAAACTTTTCGTCACCTTCTAATGGAAGGCTACCGTAAACTTCATCAGTAGAAACGTGCACCAACTTTCCACCATGTGCACGAACGCACTTTAGGATATTGTGCGTACCGATGATGTTTGTAGTGACAAACATATCATCACCAGCGATAGAATTATCGACATGGGTTTCTGCGGCGAAGTTGTATACAATCTTAGGTTTGTACTTTGTATACATTGCTTGCAAACTTGCAGCATCGCTGATACTGCAAAATTCATATTTGATACGCCAATCGTCCCAATAACCCTGCAGGTTATCTTTACTCGCAGCATAAGACTGATTGTCGATGATGACTATTTCTTCAGTCTTATGCTTTTCTAAATGGGAGATTACAAAGTTTGAGCCAATAAAACCAAGCCCACCAGTCACAAATGTTGTCATAAATTACCTACACTTTCAGGTTCTTAAATTTATCGTACTTCTGTTTATCGAATGGCTTATTGGGTGCGCTTTGTTCCTGCATGACGTTCTCTTGAGCCTTCATCTCTAGGTCAAAGAACTTCATCTTGCTACGGTCGACGCCGACAGTAAACCTCTTGTACTTATTTAGGTCGCCGTATCGGTTCTTCAATTGCTTTACCATAATCTGACCGAGCTGCTCTAGTTCTTCGTTGGAAATAAGGGCAAACATGAAGTCAGCGGTCGCGGGTAGACCAAACGATTCAGAAGTATCCTCAAGTCCTGGGTCAGAGTTACTAAAACCAGATCGAGTCGTTTGAGTGGCTGACATGATAGGAACCTTACGTTCCATTGCTAGACCACGCAGTTCTTCGGCGATCGCTTTGATATAGGTGAACGAGTTTACATTAGCACCAGCCTTGATACGGGCAGAGGCGCATATGTTCAGGTAGTCAATAAAAATGATATCAGGCTTGAAGTTTTTCTTCATTTCTAGGTCATTTAACAAAGCACGGAAGTGTGATGCGTTTGCCGAAGCTGTAGGGTATTCCTTGATGATAAGTTTACCCTTGACATTATCCTTCAACTTGCCCATACGCTTTTCAAACATATCCTTGGGCATCATCATAAGATCGTCAAGAGTTACATTCAACAGATTGGCGTCGATACGTTCAGCGATCCTTTCTTCAGCCATTTCAAGAGTAATGTATAGGACGTTATAATTTTGAAGCAGCGCAGCTGCCGACATATGGCACATAAACATCGATTTACCGACACCAGTACCTGCCAGAGCAATGTTCAGCGTCTTCTGAGGAAGCCCACCCTTCGTAATCTTGTTAAAATATTCGAGGTCAAAAGGGATACGCTTTTCGACACGATGATAGAAATCAAAACGCTCGGCAAAATTATCAACGTAGTCGTGCCCAATATTAGCGTCAAAACTGACACCAAGGGCATCAGACAAAAGACTAGGAATACTTCCTTTGCTACGATTAGTATCCTTACCGTCAAGGATCTGGATTGAATCCATGATGGCGTTGTACACTGCCTTTTCTTGACAGAATTTTTCAGTCGCGTCAAGGAGCCATTCAATTTTCTGGTCAGTCTTGTCATTAGAGATTTCTTTAAGTAGATCCAAAGACTTACTTAGTTCTCCTTCTGTCAACTTGGAGCTTTGCTTTAACTCTATTTGCAACGCCGCGATAGGCGGCGTTGTGTTATACTCGATTACAAACTCTTTGATGTGCTCAAAGAGTTTCTTTTCGTGGCTTTCGCTTAGATACTCGCTTTTTAGGAACGGAAGGGCTTTCCTCAAAAATGGTTCGTTCCGAATCAAGTTCGACAAAATCAGCGTTTCGGTTTTCATTATTCTTCCCATAATTCTCAATCGAGTTCATAATCATACTACGCATCACGTCAGAAGTAAACTTCTTGAAGTGTTTCGACTCCGTGTCATGGAGTTTAGGGTTCGCAATAACGGACAAATCAAAATACATCAGACCATCATCCTCCATCCTGATATCATTAAATTCAATAATGGTATCAGGATACTTCTTCAAAATTTTGATCGAGAAGGCTTCGGGGTTTTCTAGGTTGAGGAAGAATGTATAATGTACATCATACTTAATCCACTTCCTGACATACCAAAACTCAAATTTGGCAATCCAATCTTGTAGTTTACTCTTCAACATCATCCACCTCTGCATCCACAACATTGGAGTTGTTGCTGGTAAATTGGTACGCCTGACGCACCCATTCTTTGAATGCTTCATCGGTAAGGATCGAATCCCAGAACTCAGGAGTATCAGTATCAGCCAAACGATACTTCTTAGCACTAACTTCGCCAGTATCAATGTTGACCTTAGAATACCAACCGTTGCTCGGCTTTACCACATGACCGGATTCGAGAGCAATATTCAGCAGACCAGAGTACTTGCTAATACCACCATCAAACTTCACAGTTACAGGGATCTTAGCCTTCTCGCGAACATAGCGTGACTTTTCAACATTAATGATGAAGCTGTATCCAACTAGATCTGTGCCATCTTTTTCTTGCTGACGACCAATAATAAAAATATTGTCAGCCGAATAGTAAGAACCAGTACCACCGCCTACGATTGCCTTGGGGAACATACCAATTTCCATATAGGTGTGGTTGACCACGACCATTGGGATATCCTTGAGATTCAAGTGAGGTGTGACCATACGGAACAAAGACTTAATTTG